GTTTTGTTTTTGTAAAATTACCAACATAAAAAATGTCATATATTTTATCTGTTATTGTGTTTTTAAGACCACGATATGATTTAGTAATGTTTTTAGGATAATCATCTGACGTATTTTCTGGATAATCAGAAGTATAAACATATGATTCTTTTGAGTTAAATAATTTATCAATTTCTGAAACGAAATATTTAGGAATATTTTTATTTTCTTTTATAGAATTTATAAAATCAAATAAATCGTAAAATTCTTGACCATTTTTTGTTATATATTTTAGTCTATCTTTATAATACCACGATACAAATAATTTGTTGGGAATCCAAGAAAAGCCAAAATCAGATATAATAAAAACATATCCAAGGTTTGGCAAATAGTAATCGACTCCATTTAATTTATAAACCCAATAACCACCCTTTTTTATTTTTTGAACTAGAATATTACCAATATGTAAGTCAGTATGTAACATATTAAACATCTTTTTAAGTGAAGTTAAAGCGTACATAATTTGAAAAAGAGCATTAAACCAAATTTGATTACTGTGGCGCTTTTGAATCCATGATTCAAATGTATAATTAATATATTCGTTATATAATGTCACAACATTATTTCTATAATCCCAATAATAATTAATTGAGAAATGAGGGCATATATTTTGAAAAACTAATTGATTTGTTAATGTAGAAGATATAATTTCTATTAAACTTGGTTTTTTAAATGACTTATTACTATAAAATAAGGTATATATTTGATCTGGTGTAAGATCTAATTCACTTTTAGTTATACCTTTACCACTTTTTATAGTCTTTAAATTAATTTTTTTCATTACAAATTGGTTAGCTTTTTGTTTTGGACCCTTAAATATGGCTTTATAAACAACTCCTTCTACACCTGATGCAATTTCTTTTTTTATAAAAATATCAGACAAATCTTTGTATACATACGTATTCGTTTTTTTATTTTTTAATGTATATAAATCTTCTAAAGTTTTTATAAAATTGTCAAATTTATAAACTCTAGATGAATGATTCCATTCCATTAATATATACAGTTAAAAAAAATTTAACTTAAAATTTTTATTTTTTTTTTAAATTAATATTAAAATAATTTTTATATGACGATTCAAAGTTAATTCTAAGACCATAAGTGAAAACTTGTGGTCTTTTTGTTCTAATATAATTACAAATATTTTGAAATTGTGTTAATTGACAATCAGTTTTTGGAATTTCACTTAATTCTATATATTTATGGTCTAAAAGTACCTTGATTAGGGCAGCTGTTACAATACTCGATCTTTGTTTCCCAGCATGACAATGAATTAAAATTTTTTTATTTTCAACAGTGTATTTTCGTAATAATAAGGGTACAACAATTTTAAAATAATTTTCCATTATAATGAAATCGTGTTCCAATAAAGAATCATTTACTGGTATCCTGAATGTTTCTATATTATAAATAGAACATATATCAAACGAATTAATCTTGTTGTATTTTTGTTTTTTTAATTTAGTATCTATAATTTCCTGAATTAAAGGAATATTTGATGTACAATTAATTATCATGTCTATTTTATTATCTATTAAAAAATTAATATCATGTGCTGATTTATAATTACCTAACCATAAATTTGGTAAAATTTCATCAACACTTGTTTTCATATTAAGAAATGAACTAGTAAATTCATATAAAGTATTATATAAATGATATAACATATATAAGCTTAATATTAGAGAATAAAATAAATATTAATCTTTATTGTAAATAAAGTAATGTAATTAATTTAAATAAAAAATATTTAGATTTAATAATAGAATAAATATGAAGAAAAGATTTATTATAGAAAAAGAATCTACTGCTACAACAAATACAAGTTCATATGATGATACTACTACATATCAAACTGATACAAATTCTGATGAATATTATACTGAAAGTGAAACGTCAGTTAATGGATATCCGTTTTTAAATATAGCTAATACAAGATATAAAAAACCTATTAATGGTAGTAAACAAGATCTTTTTACAAAAGATGAAATTATAAAACGTTTAGAAAATAGTATTCCTTTAAAAACTATGGAAGAAAAGAAAATTTTAACGAAATTGCCATATTTTAAGACTTGGGTGAGATATTTTAATACAAAGACAAAAAAATTTAGAGTAGGAGGTCATTTAATGAAAGTTGTTTATCCAGATTATATAGTTTTAGTTAATTTGAATAATAAGATATCGTGGACTGTACAATTAAAAGATTGTATATTTTATATAAGTGATCCTAGATTAAAAGGTCACGAAACAAACAATACTACAACTAATAAAAATACTACAACTAATAAAAATACTACAACTAATAAAACTAATAAAAATAATATAAATAATACATCAAACTCAAGTGCCGAAGATAAAATAAAAGATAAATTATATAGTTTATATAAACAAGGTAAATTATCTAGATTAGAATAATTACTTTTAAAAAAGTAACATCAAAACAGGGCTCCCGCCTGCAACAAAGAATTTATATTTTATATAGTAATAATTTAATTTTAGGCGCGAGCCCTGTTTTGATGTTACTTTTTTTAAAAGTAACATTTTTAATTTAAATTTAATTATTTTACTTTATTATGAATCTAAATAAAAGATTATTAAAAGAAATTAGAGAATTATATATTCAACAAAATCAAAAGGCGTTATTAGATAACGACTATCTTATTTATTACGATGACTTAAATATTAATAAAGTGTACGTTATTATTAAAGCACCATATGATTCAATATATAGACACAAATTTGTAAGATTAAATATAACTATACCTGATAATTATCCTTATTCTCCACCAGAAGTAACGTTTATAAATTACAATTGTGTTAGAATACATCCTAATATGTATGAAAATGGTAAATGTTGTGCTACCATTTTAAATACATGGGGTGATAATATTTATGAAAAATGGACGTCTAGTATGGGAATAGAAACTATTTTATTAACATTTCATTCATTTTTAGATAATAATCCTTATATGTATGAACCTGGAGGTCGAGATGACGAAACTTATACAGATTATGTTAAACATGAAAGTTGGTATAGTTGTTTAATTGTATATTTAAAAAATGAAACAATAGAAATATTTAATCAATTTATGCATAATTATTTAATGTTAAATATAGATGGAATATTTCAAGATTTATACGAGTTAAAAGAAGATTATCCTAGAGATTATTATAATTGTAGATGTTTTGAAATAGATAATTATATAATAGATTATGATAAAATTATCATTAATTTACAAAACAGTTATAATTATATAGATTATATAGAAAAGAAATACATAGATACTATAGATGAAGACATATTAGAAACATTTGATGATTTTATAAATAAAGAATACAATTGTAATATTTGTTTTGATACAAATCAAACTGAAAGTGAAAGTGATAGTGGCATTGTAAAATTGTCATGTAATCATACTTTTCATGAATCTTGTTTATATAACCATGTTAAACAAAATCATAAATTATGTTCTATGTGTAGAAAAGAAATATCTGACGATGAAATAAATACGTTATTTAAAAAAATAGAATGGATCATAAATCCATTAACAAAAAGACGAATTAAAATTGGTGGTAAAACTTATATGTATTTACACGATAATGGTTACATATAACGTTACTTTTAAAAAATTGAAATTTATTCGTAATTTACAAATAATTGTACAAGACAAACACTTAAACAAAATGAAAATTCCTCGTTTACCGATGGAGATAATGGATGAAATCGTATTATATACAGGAGATTCTCGTATAGCAAATGTATTAAAAGATAAAATTTCTCAATACGTATTAGATCGTATTGAGAAAAACATATTAATATATGGTAATGTTCAGGGTGGTAAAACAGCTGAAATTTTTAATTATATAAATGAAAACAGCTCGTGTCAAAAAGTTTTGGTTATTCAGAATTCATTACTGGTATTAAAACAGTATGAACAAAGGCTTAGATCGAAAAACATTGACTATCAAATAATTGACAAGAATACGCAAGAAATAACTAAAAATTTAGTATTAGTATTAAATAACAAATACAGATATAATTATTTTCGAAAAGTTGAACCTAGACGATATATTTTAATGTTGGATGAATCTGATCAAACTATTCGTTCTTGTTCTATAAAGACATCTAAATATATTAGAAAAACAGTACATATAACAGCAACTCCATTCAACCGTACGTTATATAATAGATGTATTAGAGTTCCAGAAAATGCAAATTATTATGGTGTTGAAGATTTAAATATTAACTTGAACTATGCTGATGATAATACAGAATCAGTTGAGAAATTTTTAAAAACACAAACAGGTATAATGTTGATAAACAAGTATAGTTATGTAAGTGAAATGACATATTTGGCAAAAAAATTAACATTGCAATTTCCAAATGTTCCAGTTGTATTATTAACATCTGAAAAAATAATGTTACTCAATAATCAAAAACGATATGTCAAACAAAAATCTATATCAAAAATTATAGATAGTTTACAAGAACATAAACATATTATTTTTATAGCAAATAGATTATCCAGTAGGGGTTTATCATATGTTTCAAGTGATTATACTAGACATTTAACATTTCAAATTACTAGAGTCAGAACAAGTATAACAAGTTTTTTACAGTCATTAAGAATTCTTGGAATTTACAACTGTAAAAATAAATTAAATTTAGAATTAGTAATTAATGATCACGAAGAAAAACTATTTAAAAAACACGTTAAATTTTTAAATAATTTTGATATTGAAGAAAAAATGTTACGTTACTTTTAAAAAAGTAACATCAAAACAGGGCTCACGCCTGCAAGTAAATTATTATGGTTTATATAGTAGTAGTTCTTGCAGGCGTGAGCCCTGTTTTGATGTTACTTTTTTAAAAGTAACTATTCATCTTCTTTATAACCTACTATGTCACCTTGTCTTGATACAAGAACTTTAAGTTTTCTTGTTTTTGCAAATTTACGTTTTAATTTATCTAATTTTTCCTCATCTTTTTCATTATCTTGTTCGTAATGTGAATTATAATTATTATTATGGAATTTCCAAAGTTTTTGATGTCCTACTCTGAAGTTATTATGAGGTTCTGCTTTATACCAAAAAATTTGATCACGTAAGTCGTTTGATATACCGGATGTTTTTATGACCACACATTCGTGATTTTGTGTACATGCATCCAATATATTACAGAAATAATTAAAATCCGGAAGCATTCCAGCATAAGCATCGTAAATTTTTTTTCTATTAGCGACAGATGGTTCATTAAAAATAAAAACGTAATCTATATTACTACGTAATTCTGGTGGAATACCTTGAGGATATTGCATTGTTAATATAAATAAAAAATTATAATGACGACCATTAAAAAAAATACTTTTAATGGTTTTATCTTTTTTCCAGCTTTGTGCATCGTGTAACATATCATCTAAAACTATAAAAACATTATTACTAGCGTGTTTACCAGATTCAGACAATTTTTGTTCTTTTGCTTCACGTATTTTACGTTTTTGTCGATTCATTATATTATTTATAAGTTCTGGATCATATTCTGAATGAATAAAACAATCTGGTATAAAGTCTCCAAAAAATGGCGAAGCTTCTTCTGTTCCAGAAAAAACTATACCTGATGGTATATATTTATGGTGGTAAAAAATGTCTCTGACTAAGAAACTTTTCCCTGATCTTCTTTTACCGAGTACAAGTATAGTAGCATCAGGTAGTATACTTTTAATTTTGAATTTTCTAAGAGATAACTTTTCAAATTCAGGTATAAGCATTAAAAATAAACAAGGTATTAGTATTTAATTCCTAACGTATTGTTACTTTTAAAAAAGTAACATCAAAAAGAGGCTTACGCCTGCAAGTAAAATTATTACCATTTGTAGTAGTAGTTCTTGCAGGCGTAAGCCTCTTTTTGATATTACTTTTTTTTAAAAAGTAATGTTTTTGATATTACTTTTTTTTAAAAAGTAATGTTTTTGATATTACTTTTTTTTAAAAAGTAATGTTTTTGATATTACTTTTTCTAAAAAGTAATTTATTTGATACAACTACCATTTTTATTAACTAATTGCCTTTTTGGTATTCCAAATATAGCATTAATACACATGAGAAAAACATCACTCATATCATCTAATTTTGAATGACTATCGAAATGTTTTAACCAGAATTCTTTTTGATCTAATGAAAATTTGTTTTCTAAAAACCAATTTGTATATTGTATACTTAGCCATTTTCTTTTTGCATAAAGACTTTTTAATTTACATTCAATTATAGGCCCAGTATATGCTCGTAATTTATGTGCAGCTCTTACAAATCTTATAGTAGTTTTTTTATCATAAAATAATTCTACTAGTTTTCCATATATTATATGAGATATAAACTTCATTTTTTGATTAATTTTAGGTTGTAATTCAATGATAATTGTTGTGAGTTGATTGAATATATCTATATTTGTTTCATATATTTCTTGGAATTTTTTTAATACAATTTTTGCAATATCTTGTAATAAATAATCATTAACTAAACGTTTTTTAAATTCGTTTTCTTTTTTAAGCGGTAATAACACCTTAGGAAAATGTATTTTACAACAATGTACAATTTCTTTAGTTTCCTTATTTGACCACTTATATAAACATTTTTTATTACATAAATCTTCACCTTTTTGTTTTTTTGATTGGCAAAAATAAGTTTTTTCTTCTAGTGTATCATAAACATCCCATAAATGAATTTTATAAGTTGATATATCTTGAGAATTTGTAGAGTTCATACAGCATAAAGATAAGTTTTTAATACCAATATCAATTGCTAATATCATTTAATAATTAAAATGATATTAAAAATAATATTTAATCGTAAATTTTAATTATAAGAAAAAAAAATATTACACATAAAAAAAATATATATATATTATATAAATATTAATGGACCAAACAACAATAGGTATAATAGTAGTAGTTATTTGCTTATTTATTTCAAGTAGTATTGGAATCTTTTTCAGTACTACAATGATGGCTCCAACAACAACAACTAGGGCTCCAACAACAACAACTAGGGCTCCAACAACAACGACATTTGCTCCAACAACAACGACATTTGCTCCAACAACAACAACATTTGCTCCAGAAACAACGACATTTGCTCCAACTACAACAACATTTGCTCCAACAACAACGACATTTGCTCCAACTACAACGACATTTGCTCCAACAACAACGACATTTGCTCCAACAACAACAACATTTGCTCCAACTACAACAACTAGGGCACCAACAACAACTAGGGCACCAACAACAACGACACCATATACTGGCTGTTGGAATTGTTATTTAAATACTAATAAAACAAGACAAGATTCTTGGAATGATGCTGGAAATGGTGGAGGTTTGTGTGGATATTCATCACAAAATGATGCATCAAATACATGTAATGCATGGATATCAAATTGTGGAAATATGGGTGGATGTACAGCTTATAAAGTAGGACAAAAACCAAGTTAAGTTTATTTAGAATAATGGATTAAAAGGTTTATATAGATTCACATCTTTCCATTATATTTAATGTTATAAAATATGCAAAATTTTGTAATGATGAAGGCAGAACAAGGACAGTTATGGTCATTAGATGCAAATGGTAATTTATGTAATAAACATAATAAATGTTTAGCGGCAGCAAGTGGAAATAATGGTCAAAGAATGGTTCAATTTGATAAGAATTCTCAAGATGGGCAATTATGGAGTTTTATAAATGGAAATTTATGTAATAAATATAATAAATGTTTAGCATCACCTGGAAATAAACCTAATAATGGTGTAGGATTGATTCAATGGAGTGCAAGTGGTGAACAAGGACAACAGTGGGCGTTTGTGTAATAAAAAATACAATTATTCCAATACGTAAAAGGTTTAATTATATATAATGTTATAAAATCCATTATATAAAAAGGGCTAGTGGTGAGAAAAAATCTCCTTGTAGTATTACGTTTAATAAGAATATGTAATGCAAAATAAAACCCATGTTTTAAAATTTATTTTGATGTTAGTAAACTTTTCAATATATTTACTAATAATATTATATGAAATATTTAATTCATTATTATATTTATGTGTAAATAAATCTAAGAAATTTATATTATAGTTTTTTAGTGTATATTCTGTTTTATTAAATAATAAATAAATTATAAAATCAGATAAATGATAAATTTCTAAATTATCTAAAAAGAATGGTGAAATAATAGAAAAACGTCTTTTCATATCTTCTTTTAATAGTACCATATTATACGATTCAAAGTATAAAAAATCTTGGATTAATTCTATTTTAGATTTTTTACGATCTTTATCTAAATCAGAATCAATATCATTATACTCAAACTCATTCATTTACGTGTTTAAATTATATGTGTTTTAAATTATTATATGTGTTTTAAATTATTATATTAATTATATTTAAATATAATTAGTTTATTTTTAATTTTAAAAATTAAAATTTATTTTATTATATTATATTAAAATAAAAGATATGGCAAATATTCTAGAAACAATTCAAAATAACGATATTTTAAAAGTCTTAGTAGTTATATTAGGTATATATTTAATTTATACTTATTATTTTAAGCCACAAGAAAAATATGGTTCCTATTATGGTATGATCCCTGAACAATTAGAAAATGTACAACAAGAAATGACTCTTGCTCAACCCGAATCACTATCAGTAGAAGCTCCTATTGCACAAATGCAACAAGAACAAATCGATAAAATTGTTGCAGGACAAGATCAAATTAAAGCTGATGATCTATTACCAAAATACGATGACGCCAATGCCTTTGCTAAAGAAAATCCTGTTAGCAAATTATTAAAGGAACAAAACTTCTTAATCAGTGGATATCACGCTGGAGTTAATACAGTGCTACAAAGTAATAAAATTGGAAACCTTGACCTAAGAAGTCTACCCCCTATCCCTAAGGAAAGTGTTGGTCCATGGCACCAAAGCAGTTACGAACAAAGCGCAGGACAATTACGTCGTGGTGTAGAAATTTTATAAATTTAACTTATTAAATAAATTGTAATATAAATTATTTAATAAATTTTGTGAGAATATTAATTATTTAATTAATTATTTAATTAAAATGTATTTAAAGATAATAAATAATTAATAGTATAACAAATGGAAGAAAGAGATGAAGTTGATATTAAAACACTTATAAAAACTAGTAATATAGATATATATGATAAAAATGAATTGATTAATAAACTAAAAAATCATTTTTCTGACGATGAACAACGTTTATATGTCTCTAATTTGTTTTTGTATTTAAATTATAATCAATTAAATGATTTTATAGTTAATTTAGATAATGTATGGAAATTTATAGGATTTTCTAATAAAGCTAATGCAAAGAGACTATTAAAACACCATTTTACAGAAAATATTGATTATAAAATCTTACTTGTTCAAATAGATGAACAGAAAAACGATAAAACCCTGCTCATCCGAACGGATGAGCAGGTATCTTTTAGAAATTTAGGAGGTGCCGGGTTAAATAAAGAAACAATTATGTTAAATATAAATACATTTAAAAAATTATGTTTAAAAGCAAACACTGAAAATGCAGATAAAATTCATGATTATTATATTAAATTAGAAATGGTATATAATGAATTAATGAAGGAACAACTTGAACAAAAAGAAAAACAGATAGAAGAACAACAAAAAACTATAGAATTATTAGAAAATAGACCAGATACTGAAGGATTTTCTGTTAAAAAGGGATATATATATTTAATTAAAGATACATCAAGTATAGGATCTTATAAAATAGGGTTAGCAGAAAATCCTGATGGAAGATTGACAACATTAAACGTAAGTTCTAGTAATAAATCTTTAAAAATGCTAACTAATTTCCAATCAAGTAATATGAAATATGCTGAGAAATTAATTCATATATTATTAGAACCATTTCGTATTAAAAAAAGAGCAGAATGGTTCTTTTTTAGTAACGAATTAGAATTAAATTATGCAATTAATGTTATTAAAACAGGTATTGAAATAGTTGATAAATGTAGTTTTATTGATTATATATCATTTAAAAATTATGCTGAAAATTTACAAAATAAATTAAACTCAATAAACGAAAAAAATATTATAGTTGAAAAACCTGATAAATATATAAATTCGTATACAAAACCTGATAAGATAAGTAATTATAATGGTGTTTCTTGGTGTATTAGACAAAATAAGTGGGTATCACGCTTAACAAAGGATAATAATACAGTTGTTTTAGGTTATTACCTATCAGAACTAGACGCAGCAATAGCGTATAATGATTATGCAAGTTATTTAAATGAATCTTTAGAAATTAAATATCG